ATCGCGTCATTCGACGAGTTGTCTTTCAAACATCGCGGACAAAAAGGTAGCGGCTTGCTCGCCCAGCGTAAGAAAGACAAAAAACGCGTTAAGGAAGCGACTCTCCTCGCGCTTCAGTTAACGCAGTTCAGCATCCCAGATCTTGGTGAATTCTCAGAAGGGCTACCGGTATGAGCCCGCAGGAGTTCATTCACAAAAATATCACTTCCGAGCTGATAAGGCTGGGTTACGACGAGAACGCCGCGATGACCGGCGCGGACATGGCGGTGGATCATTACCGTCGCTGCTCCCAGGCAAGTCGTAAGGGGAAAATATTCGACGACTGCCTTTATATCGCTAAGCAGTGGGCTGGAAAACACAAGTCCAAACAAAAGTAAGCCGCCTAACCAGCGGCTTTTTTCATACCTCACCGTTCTCGATGAGTGCGGTTAGTTATGACAACCGGCGGCCATCCACCGCCACTTTTTTGCATTTTCGCGCAAGCGCAGAAGTCTTGTATTAACCGTTCCGTTCGCCGCGATAAGGCCAAGAGGATTTATGAGCAACAAAACAGGCGGTCCAGCCTTCCCTTACTCAGGGGTCCATAAGGGTGAAAAAGAAAACCTGATAGTCGACAGCCATGGCATGACGCTGCGAGATTACTTCGCGGCGAAGGCTATGCAAGGTTGGCTCGCTTCATACGGGCCTAACGATGGACAACCGAGTCCCGACACTATTGCGGCTATGGCATATCGGTTTGCTGACGGAATGATTAAAGCTCGGGAGGCATCATGACAGTCACCCACAACGGCAAGCAGTACACCGCCAAAAAGCTCAATGATAACGAGTGGCAGCTGACGTCGGTATCGGCACCGCGCGACAAGTTGACGCTGAACCGCTGGCAGATGCATATCGCTGGCCTCCTGAAACAGGTTGAGGTGAAGGCATGATCAATCATCACCTGCTGCGCGCCGCGCAGAGTAAAGCAGCCATCGCCCTGTTTATCGGTGATGGCGCCATGTGGATGGCAGCCTACGACGAAATGAAGGTTGCCATCGGTTATCCGTGGCATAGAAGAACAGCCTAATCCCCCTATTCAACCGATCTGCCTGGCTCAATGCGGGCGGGATCTGCACATCCAAATTTCAGGAGAAACCATGAGCGAAGTAACGGACTTAACTGTCATCGAAATCAAGCCGGAGCAGGCGCCAGTGCTTTACGTAGCTGGCGGCCTTGACGCTTACCTCGAGCAAATCCGTCAGGCAGTAAACGAAGTGCCGGACCTGTCCACGAAGAAAGGCCGTGACCGTGTCGCCTCTCTGGCGGCGCAGGTATCCCGCAGCAAGACGGCAATCGAAAAGCCGGGCCGTGAGTACCTTAAGCGCCTGAAAGAGGCTGTGCGTCCCGCTGAGGCCGAAATTAAGCGTTTCGTTGATGCGTGTGACGAGCTGCGCGATGCCACCCGCCGTCCTCTAACCGAATGGGAAGCCGAGCAGGAACGCATTAAGGCTGAAGAAGCCATGAATGCGCTGCACGCCGAAGCGCTGGAAATGAACTTCAAGTTCGATCAGGAGCTGGCGGCCAAGTTCGAAGCAGACCACGAAATGGCTCTACTGATGAATAAGGATTTCGATCGTGACCGCGAAGAGCAGCGCCGCCTGGCGGAACAGGCTCAGCGTGATCACGAAGAACGCATTAAGCGCGAAGCGGCAGAACAAGCGCGTCGCGATGCCGAAGCGAATCACAGGGCTGAACTGGAAGCTGCAGAACGCCGTGAAGCTGAAGAGAAAGCGCGTGCAGAGCTGGCTGAGCGCCAGCGCATCGAAACTGAGCAGCGTGCGGCACGTGAGAAGCAGGAAGCGGAATCGCGTGCACGACGCGAAAAAGAAGAAGCCGTTGCCGCGGAGCGCCGCCGCCAGGAAGAGGCAGAAGCAGCCCGTCTGGCCGAAGAGCAGCGCAAAGCTGAAGAAGAAGCGCGCCGCGCCGCAGACAAAGAGCATCGCCGCACCGTCAATCGTCGCGTCATCGCCGACCTGATCGCTCAGGGTATCCCCGAAGAATTCGCGCAGAAAGCACTGCTGGCGATTGCTGGCGGCAAAGTGCAGGACGCGCACATCAAATATTGAGGCAACCATGAACGCATACCTCACTTACGACCGAATCGAAGATCGACGCTGGTCTGAGCAGCAACTCACCGACGAAAAAGAGAAGTGGATCGGCGACCGGGCGCGGGAAATCATCGACATGATGCCAAAAGAGCCGTCAGGCCTCTTCCACTTCTCCGTACCGATTGACTCCAGCCCATACGAAGGACTTCGCAGCGATAAGGCTGGGGAGGCCTACAACGATTTCATTTCGGCAGTTGCTTACGCCCAGGCGGAATACGACTGGGAACACCGTACCGGCTGCCCGTTTTAATTTTTGAGGGGATTAACGATGGCAAACGAATTAACAATCACAGCGACGTCGCTTCAGGAGATAGGCGTCGACGTCTCCACCTGGAGCGCGCTGAAGAACAGCATCTATCCTGGCGCCAAAGATGAATCGGTAATGATGGCGCTTGACTACTGCCGCGCCCGCCAGCTTGATCCGTTGCTCAAACCTGTCCACCTCGTTCCGATGTACGTCAAAGACTCGAAAACAGGTAAAGGCGACTGGCGCGACGTGGTCATGCCGGGCATCGGGCTATACCGCATTCAGGCAGACCGATCCGGCGATTATGCCGGGGCTCGTGAGCCCGAGTTCGGGCCCGACGTAACTCAGACGCTTACTGGTGTCGAGGTGACTTTCCCTCAGTGGTGCAAATACACCGTCTACAAGCGCATGCCCAGCGGCGAGATCGTCGAGTTCAGCGCAAAAGAGTACTGGATTGAAAACTATGCCACCGGCGGTCGCGACACCACGGCGCCGAACGCGATGTGGAAAAAGCGCCCATACGGACAGCTGGCGAAATGCGCGGAAGCCCAGGCGTTGCGTAAGGCATGGCCTGAGATTGGACAGCAGCCTACCGCCGAAGAAATGGAAGGCAAATCACTGGACGTTGATATCCGTGAAGTCACGCCGCGCAGCACCACAGAAGCGCTTCCACCAGCAGCAAGCGAAGAAACGCTTCAGGCGATAACCGATCTCTTAACATCGCTGAATAAAGACTGGGAGCAAGACTTCCTCCCTGTGTGCAGCGACATCTTCAAACGGCCAATTCTTGAGGCGTCAGACCTTACCGAAGAAGAGGCACAGAAAGGATTCAACTTCCTTCAGAAAAAAGCTAAGGCGGCAGCATGACTGGTAAAACCGTTGAAGTGACCTGCAAGTGCTGTCCGGACAAATTCACGGCCCGCGTTGCTGACAGAAAAAGAGGATGGGCGCAGTTTTGCAGTAAGTCATGCGCTGCATATTGGAAGCAATATGGTCGTCGAAGAGGGCATCAGTCAGTTGAGATGCGCCAGGCGGCAATTGACAGAAATTCAATTGAGCGATTACAGCGCGAAAAACATGTGACCGATCCATCGCGAGGTTTCGTTTACGTGGGTGGATTAGGACCGTGGGATGACCATAAGGACTGCTGAAATGACACCAGAAATTATCCTGGCCCGGACCGGTATTGACGTTACCACTATCCAACAGGGCGATGAGGCGTGGCACCGGCTGCGCCTCGGCGTCATTACTGCCTCAGAAGTACACAACGTCATATCCAAGCCAAGATCGGGGAAGAAGTGGACAGATATGAAAATGTCCTACTTCCACACCCTACTCGCCGAGGTATGCACCGGCGTAGCGCCAGAGCTTAACGCCAAGGCGCTGGCCTGGGGCAAGCAGTACGAGGAAGACGCCCGCACCCTCTTCGAGTTCACCACCGATGTGAAAGTCACGGAGTCTCCGATCTTGTTCCGTGACGAGAGCATGCGCACTGCGTGCTCCCCTGACGGCCTTTGCAGTAACGATTTCGGCCTCGAACTGAAATGCCCGTTCACCTCCCGCGACTTCATGAAATTCCGCCTTGGCGGTTTCGAAGCCATCAAGTCTGCGTACATGGCCCAGGTGCAGTACAGCATGTGGGTGACCGGAAAAGACGCCTGGTTCTTTGCAAACTACGACCCGCGCATGAAACGCGAAGGAATTCACCACGTCGTCGTTGAGCGGGATCCGCAGTACATGTCCGATTTCAACGAAATGGTGCCGGAGTTCATCGAGAAGATGGACGAGGCGCTGGCGGAGATCGGATTCACGTTCGGGGAGCAGTGGAAATGAAACGCACACCCTTCTACCGCAGGCCCGGTCGAACCGGGAAATTCTCCGGCCTCCGTGAGCGCGTTATCTGGATGATTCAGACGCGCGGCCGCCCGGTAACCGGCAGCGAAATCGCTGAGAAGTTTGGCGTAACGCTCATCGAGTTTAACCGGGTCGCCAACGGCATTACCCGCGGCTCCGGACAGATTGCGCAGATCGTTGAGTCGGAAAAATGGCTCAACGAAGACGGCATCTGTGACCGCACTTTCGACCTCGTAACGAAGCCGAAGGTTGTAACGCCGCAAGGTAAATCGCGGCTATTCACCCGGCGCGCAATAGAGCAGTCGCAGGAAGGCAGACGGCAGGAGTGCATTCAACGTGCAGCACGCCGTCGCCGCCTGATTGCTCAGGGCCTCTACATCGACGAAATGGAGTCCATCCTATGACTCACGCTCACGACGACATCAGGGTTGGCACACTGTGCCTTCCCTTCATTGGTAACGGCTGGCTAATGCCATGGGGTGAAGTGGTCAGCAATCCATTAAAGGCGCAGCGGCTCGCTGAGGAATATCGGGAAAGGCAGGAGGCGGCATGAAATACGGAAGCGTGTGCAGCGGCATCGAAGCTGCCAGTAAAGCATGGGAACCTCTCGGCTGGAAACCTGCCTGGTTCTCTGAAATCGAACCATTCCCATCCGCAGTCCTCGCCCATCACTGGCCGGAAGTAACCAACCTCGGAGACATGACCAAAATCGCCGATGCGGTTCGCGCTGGTGATGTCGAAGCGCCTGATGTTCTGGTCGGCGGTACGCCTTGCCAGGCATTCAGCATCGCAGGCTTGCGTGAAGGCCTGTCTGATGACCGCGGACAATTAACTCTCTCTTACGTGGAATTAGCCAATGCAATCGACGCAAAGCGCCGAGAACGCGGTGAGCCAGAAGCAATCATCGTCTGGGAAAACGTCCCCGGCGTGCTCAGCAGCAAAGACAATGCCTTTGGGTGCTTTCTGGCAGGACTTGCCGGAGAAAGCTGTGAGTTGCAGCCAGCAGGGGGAAAATGGACGCACGCAGGTTGTGTGTCTGGACCAGAAAGGGTTATCGCCTGGCGCGTCCTTGATGCTCAATTTTTCGGAGTGGCCCAACGCCGCCGTCGTGTGTTCGTTGTCGCAAGTGCTCGAAAAGGATTCGATACCGCAGCGGTACTTTTTGAGCTCGACAGCGTGCGCCGGGATTCTGCGCCGCGCCGAGAAACGCAAAAGGCTGTTGCCGCCCTTACTGCACGAGGCGTTGGAACGTGTGGCGCAGACGACAACCGGGCACAAGCTGGACACCTGATTGCTTTTGGCGGTGGCAATACTGCCGGCCATATTGATGTGGCGACCGCCTGCACCGCGCATGGAATCAGGCTGGATTTTGATACTGAGACTTTCGCAGTGCACGGCACGCAGGATCCAGATACCAATTGCGAACTGGCACACACACTTGGGCGCAACAACGGACAAGAAAACGCCTGCATCGCATTTAGCTACAAAGACAGTGGAGCTGATGCGACGTCGGAGCTATCGCCAACGATTCGCGCAGGAAACCACGATAAAAGCCATGCTAACAGCGGACAGCCTCCAGCAATTGCGTATGCATTCAAAGCCGGACAGGGTGCTAAAGCCGGTGGAATTGGTTACGCGGAAGAGCAATCACCGACATTAACCAGCGCCAGCAGTGGAACCAATCTTGCACCAGCGGTCATGCATGGCGTGGCAGTTCGACGACTTACGCCGATTGAGTGCGAGCGACTTCAGGGCTTTCCTGATAATCACACTCTGATCGGCTGGCGCGGGAAGGATGCTGATGAATGCCCGGACGGGCCACGCTATAAAGCCATCGGCAATAGCATGGCAGTACCGGTAATGCGATGGATCGGTGAGCGTATCGCCGCTGCGCTGCCAGCCGCGAAGTTAAGTGGTGATTATGGTGGTAGTAAAACCCCGCCAGACCAGCGAGACCTTTGTCGCACGCCGCCAGCCCTATTCGCATCACTTAATGCTGAGTTCTGTTTCCAACTGGATGCCGCCGCGGCGCCGCATAACGCTCTGTGCAGGAAGTTCATCACTGCCGAGCAGAACACGCTGGAAACGCCATGGGCTGATTACCTGAATGTACCTGGCTACGTCTGGCTAAATCCACCATACAGCGACATTACACCGTTTGTTAAGAAGGCAGCCGCCGAGAGCATCAACCAGATCGGCACGGTCATGCTTGTCCCAGCTGACACTTCGGTTGGCTGGTTCAAAGAGGCTATCAATACCGCCAGCGAAGTTCGCTTTATCACCGCCGGGCGGCTGGCATTTATCAACCCGGTCACCGGTAAGCCAGTATCGGGAAATAACAAAGGGTCGATGCTCATCATCTGGCGACCGTATCCGCGTACACACTGCCACTTCGCAACTGTTGACCGGGACGAGCTCATGGCTTTCGGGGCGAAACTTCTCGCCCGCCGGGAGGCCGCATGACGCCAGCAAATGAAAACGCCGTTCGCGCCGCCTGCCGCCGCTGCACCGAGGAAATCCAGCAGGCCATGCGCAAGAAGCCAAAGCCTAACTGGAACGAAACGGTGCCTCCCATCATCAACAAGCATCACAAGAAAATTGAAGCTCTGGGAGTTAGCCTCCTGGAGTTCGTCGTCAAAACTGGCCGCCTTAACGGGCGGTTTGGAGCCGAACAATGACAACAGAATTTAAACCCCTACCCGTCGAACGCGATCAATACGGTTACTGGACTCACCCGCTTTACGATGAGTTTTGCGATGGCCGCGAATCCATTTCGCCCATTGAGTTCAACGCATGGCTGGAGAAGAACGGCCTCGAGTGGAAAGTGGAGTACCGCGATGAGGATGACGTCGATCCCGATGTGGACGGTTATGACATTTCAGCGTGGCAGCCCGAAACTCCAGCCGGAGATGGTTGGTTTGTCGGTTCAATTCACGAAACGGAAGATGGTGCGGTCTGCATCTGGTTGCGGCACGCTGGCGGTGCGGCATGAACAGAGCTTCCCCCGTTGATTTGAGGAAGAGCCTCGAAATTGCCAATAACCTCGCGCAAATCGGGATTCGCTTCGTGCCGATTCCGGTGGCGACCGAGGAAGAATTCCAGACGCTGTCCGCCGAGCTTTCACGACGGCTTGAGCAGATGGCGGTCGAAGCCGAGAAGAATGAAGGCGGTGCAGCATGAAACCAATAATCACCAGGTCGCTAAAGCGGCCTTTTTTATTGCTGGCGTTCACATTCAACCGAATTAACCGACAGTTCCGGGAGCATTGACCATGGCCGATATCATCGATACCGCAGCAGAGATTGAAGAGCTTCAGCGTAATGCTGCCCTTTCCGCTCACCGTATTAACCGAAACGCCGTATCAGCGGAACGTTGTGAAGAATGCGGCGAAGACATCCCGGAGCCGCGGCGCGCTGCCGTTCCAGGCTGCCAGACGTGCGCCAGTTGCCAGGAAGAGATCGAACTGAGGAATAAACAGCGAGGTGCGTGATGTTTGCACTCATCCAACGTGGTCAGATTTACGCTGACCAGCACGGTTGGCCCGTCATCATCCACAGCTGCACTTCACAGATAGTCCGCTACTGGCGACAGGGCCGGATCAACACCGCTTCAATCGACCGATTCAACAATGACTTTGAGCACCTCGATCACCGTGAGGCGGCACAGATACGCGCCGAACTGGAGGCGAGCGAGCACATTAAAAAATTAAGGAGCATGAGACGTGATCGGAATACTCAAGCCGGTACCGGAATCGCAATGGCCGGCACGATGCCACGACCCCAAGCGGAGCAACGTGTGGGCTAACTCTTACTTTCTGGTTCAGGAGTTTCAGGAAGACGAAGGCGTTATCCGCCTGACGGTGAACACCACCAGCATTGGCAGTTCAGGCCGGTGGAAGGATGGCATCAGTTGGGATGCGCTGCAGGAGATAAAGTCAGCCGTGGGCTATGGCGATCGTGATGCCGTGGAGATTTACCCGCGGGATTCTGATGTGGTGAACGTGGCGAACATGCGCCACCTGTGGATTACGCCGGAGCCGATTAGCTTCGCCTGGCGGAAGTAATTTTACGCTGCGCGCCCAGCGTGCGGCATGAATATCGACATAGGCCCATAAGGGTTTTTTTTACGCCCGGAGATCAACGAATGCGAGTAGATAATGAAGTTCTGAACGTGCTGAGCGCGGCTGAGTGTAATGGCCCGCAACTCTTCCTTACCGGTCAGCTTGATCGCAACCTCTACACAAGAACAAACAAGGTACTGGAGGCGGCTGGAGGAAAATGGAACCGCAAAGCCAAAGCGCACATTTTTGATACCGATGCCTCCGATCGCATCGAGCAAATTATTCTTACGGGCGACGTCGTAGTTCCGAAGGATGATTTTGAGTTCTTTCCTACCCCACCTGACGTTGTAAGGCATGTTATTCACTTAGCGGATATCCGGGATGGGATGCGCGTTCTGGAACCAAGCGCCGGTCATGGAGCAATTGCTAAAGCAGTTCATAGCGCAGCAGCAGATGTGATGATCGATATGTATGAATTGATGCCAGCGAACAACGACATTCTTCACGGTCTCAATCTCCGACTTTCAGGTATCGGTAAACCGACTGACTTCCTCACTGTCAATCCGGATCAGGTTTATGACCGCGTGGTTATGAATCCACCTTTCGGCAGACAGGCGGACATCAAGCACGTTTCTCACGCACTGAAATTCCTCAAGCCTGGTGGTCTGCTGGTATCGGTTATGGCTTCATCAGTTACGTTTCGCAGCAATAAGCTTACAACTGATTTCCGCCAGCTTATCGAGGAACGCGGCGGTCACATAGAAGAACTGCCTGAAGGTGCATTTAAATCATCTGGAACAATGGTGAATACCGTCATCGTGGTCATTCCAGGCTGACGCAACTAATAGCCAGTTATGAGCTGGCTATTGGGTGCGAAAGCACTGCCACGTAATCCCTTTTGCCCTCCTCTGTGAGGGCATTCTTTTTGGGAGTTAACCATGCAATCAAACCCCATGAACTGGCTCATCGCCGCACTTATGGCGCTGGGCGCTCTCATCTCATTTCTTCACGAACCGGAAGGTGTGCAATGGCTGCTTTTAATGTGGGCGCAATAGTCCAGAAGAAGACCGGCGGCATTCATGGCGTAGTGGATAGCCTGCAGGACCCGGACGGCGACCATCCGCAATTCTGGGTGCGATGGGACGACCGAAATTATTCAGTGCATCCGGAAAACGAATTACGCGCGGCCACGCCAGACGGTCCGCAGTTTTATAAAACGATGTCATAGGAGGGGAGATGGTTACAGCAGAGCCACTTACTGCGCAAAAGGCGGCAAAACTCCTGCAGGTTTCACCCAGGACTGTTTATCGCCTCATAGACTCAGGCCAGCTCGCCGGGAAGAAGATCGGGAACAAATACCGCACGACCGACGTCGCCTGTATTGCGTATTTACATAACCCGCGCGATCCTGTTTCCGCGAGCGCGGGTGAACATAAAGGAGAAATTTTATGTCAATCACCCTCAGAGGCGGCGTCTGGCACTGTCATTTCGTTACGCCGTCAGGGAAAAGAATTAGACAATCTCTTGGTACGGGGGACAAGAAACAAGCTCAGGAGTTGCACGACAGGCTAAAGGCAGAAGCGTGGCGTGTGGATAAAATAGGGGAGTTGCCGACAAGGACGTTTGAGGAGTGTTGCATCAGGTGGATTCGGGAAAAGGAGCACAAGCGGTCACTGGATGACGACAAGACCAAAATAGAATATTTCCTGCGACATTTCTCGGGCCGGGATATTTCGACCATCACAGCAGAACAGGTAAACGAAGCTGTTTCGAAGATGGTAAATCGCAAGCATATTCAGGTGTGGGAGTCTAGAAGGGATGCAGCTATACGACGGGGGAAGGAGCCGCCGCCGTATGTTGAAAAGCCAGTGAGTCAGGCCACAAAGAGCCAGCACCTGTCTTTTATGCGGTCACTACTGAAAACGGCAGCCAATGATTGGGGGTGGATTAAGACGGCTCCGGTTATTAAAACCAAAAAGCCAATCAGCAAGCGCATTCGGTGGCTTACAAGAGATGAGGCAGAGCGGCTTATCGCCTGCATGCCTGATTCGATAAAACCGGTGGTGATATTTGCGCTGGCAACCGGCCTGCGCCGCTCCAACATCATTGATCTGGAGTGGCAGCAGGTCGATATGCAGAGAAAGGTTGCATGGGTAAATCCGGAGAACGCGAAGGCGGGCAAGGCTATCGGCGTAGCTCTGAATGATACCGCATGCAGGGTGTTAAGGGATCAGATTGGTAAAAGTTCCAGGTGGGTATTCGTTCACACGAAACCATCAACGCGCCCGGATAAAACACTGACTCCCGCCGTCAGGAAAATGCGTGTGGACGATAACAGCGCCTGGCGCATTGGCCTGGCAAAAGCGGGTATAGAGGACTTCCGTTTTCACGACCTCCGGCATACCTGGGCGAGTTGGTTAATTCAGTCCGGCGTTCCGCTTTCCGTCCTGCAGGAAATGGGCGGCTGGGAGTCGATCGAAATGGTCCGTCGTTATGCTCACCTGGCGCCGAACCATTTAAGCGAGCACGCACGGAAAATAGATGCCATTTTTGGCAACCATGACACAAATACGACACAAGGAGAAAATCAGGCTGGTTTGAAACTGGCGTAAGTGCCTGTTTCTAAATGGCACGCCCTGTAGGATTCGAACCTACGACCTACGGCTTAGAAGGCCGTTGCTCTATCCAACTGAGCTAAGGGCGCACTGAGAAGCGAGAACTTCGCGGTGGTGAAACGCGAAGAATTATACGGTCAATGGCAGGTGAGTCAATGCCTTTTCCGTTTTCTACGGCAATTAC